CAATCTAGGTCAATACCTAATTGCTTCACAAAGTTATCAAAATAAAGATGCTTGCAGCCTGGAAAGGTCATGCCTCTTAGCTCTTCAACAATATCCCTAGTCATTGCATAAGCTGTAGGCAGATTTTGACCCTGTAGCAGGTCATCACCATAGGCAATGCCTGTTTTACCCATTAACGCTTTTTGTAAAGCTTTGTCCCAATCAGTCGATCTAGGCAGGTGATCATCACCCATGAAGATGTACAAATCATAAAAAGGGTAGTTAGCAAAATCAAGTAAAAGCTCTGCAGCACTATTAAGAGCGTGCGCACAGCCACCTGTTTTATTCTCTGCAGGTAGGCAAACATAAGAGTCATCTTTTGCATACTCATTCCATTTAGGATCATCATTATCTATAACAGCATAAAGATCTGCACTTGCATTTGTGCCAACAAAGGATGCAGCTAATCTAGCCATGTTTTCAGGTCTGCCCCGAGTTGGCACTATTACGCAGGTCTTCATGAGAGAAGGGTATGCAGGTTAGTTTTTAGTTATTAGGATTTCATAGAGCGTGTCTAGCTTATTTTCAATCCTACAAATGCGACCCTCAAGATTATGCTGACCATTATTATCAGGCTTGAGCTCTGATAAGTAATGCTTAACAAGCCATCTGACAGCTGCAATAAATGAGCCAATAATTGTTATTAGTGCTACTGTTAAAGCCGCCATGTCATTAGGACTCATTCGCTGTTGCGGCCAAAAGCCTTGTCTTGACCATCAAAATATCTGATCAAAGGTGCTACAAGTGCACCTGCCAAGATAGATAACTCCGGGCGCACATCTGCTATCAAAGCCAAAGCTGTGGTGACAGTGGCAGCGGCTACGCTGCGTGCATAAGATTTTACAATTGCTTTTTGTTTAGCACTAAGTTTCATGATAATCCTAACTGTTTGATTTTTTGTTTAACTTGCTCTTTGTTCATCTTAATGTCAAAGTGCATCTCATCTTTACGCTTTTTGTAATGACCGCCCCAGGCCAATCCATATTTAGTTATTAGTAATGTGATTATATTACACTGTTCTTTGTTAAATGTATTTGACTTTCCTAGTGGATGTTTTAAAGCGTTTAAATCTACCGCTGTACCAGAGCTGTGATTGCTCAAAACTTTGTCAGAGCCTCTTGTCATTCTAAAGGCATAACCCCAGTCATCTAATTGACCTTGATCTATTGGCTCTACAAGCTCATGAAATTCTTTACAAAATGCAATAAGAATTGGTGCTACAGCTTGAGCACAAGCAATTTTGAGTTTAGTGCCGGGTACAACAAAAGACTGTATGCCGATTGCTTTTCTATCTTCACTGGCCGGCCAGCCGTTTGGGCTTGTCAGCTCTCTAATACTGGCCATCATAAGTTATTACACAATCTTGAGGGATTGTGCCTAGGGTTCACCTAGGCTCAGTCCATCTGGAATAGGTTGGCTGTATTCCCATTTGGCAATATAATCACCATTACCATCATTTTGTAATCTTATTGAACCAGAGCGAGGGTAAAAATCCTCAACAGTTAATTCAGGATAAATTGCAATGATGTCATCAAATAAACTCATAATTTATGCTCCTAAGTATTGAATTTGGAAACCACAGTATCCACCATAAAGAGTTAGGCTAACTCCAGATGTTTGATACAAAAATATTTCTATGTAATCGCTAACGGATAAATTAACAATACCAGCAGTTAAAATCGTTTGGTCTTGAATTGGCGCAACCTCAATTTGCAAATTGTCCACTGCCGTTCCATTTTTATGTAACTCAAGAATTCTACGACCAGTGCTGTTTGGTGTATCTAAATTAACCCGACCATAAAATGCGTATTTTCCAGCCTTGCCTGCTGGTATTGTCATACGAGAACTATTGCTTGCTGGATTGTGAAATGCGTCAGTATCAAACTGGTCTGTTCCATCAAAAAGAATTGCAGTAAAGGTTGATGTTGAAATCACTTGATTGGTTGATGCTATTGCAGATGCGCCAACGAAACTTGCACCACCGCTAGCCGCAGCCCATTTGACGCCTAGTGTTTCCGAGGAGTCAGCTGTGAGGACTGTGTTGTTAGCTCCAATTGGGATGCGAGCATCCGAAGTACCAAAACCATAAAGATCACCTTTAGTAGTCAATGGAGATGTTGCTCCTGTTTGGATGTAATCATAAAATACTGCAGAGGATGAGCTAACAAAATACAAAATACCGGCATCATATTGAGGCAAAATTAAACTGCCAGCTGTATTTACTGTAGCGGTACCGGCTGTGATTGTGCAGGTAGCAGATCCTAGATTTTGTATAAACACTGTGTCACCGGCTGCAAACAAACCTGTATTGACTGTAATTGTTGTAGCACTTGTAGATGTCATTGATATAGCTGTACCGGCATCTGCAGCTACTAATACATAGTTTGCAGTTTTAGCAGAGGCAGCTCCGCCTGACATTGCGGTTTGTTGCAGAGATGTTAATTGGGCGGCGGTAAGTACCTGCCCGGTCACAAATGATTGCTTTGCCATATATCTCCTAGTAGCTCAAACTGTCTTCATCTAATAAACCATCAACGGCTGAGTCTAGCAAAAATCCTACAGAAAAAGGCTGAGCACAAGAGAATGTGACTAAAAAAGAATTAGGGGTGATCTGATACTGGACACCTGCAATAACGCTATCACTCACTACATTGCCTGCAGGTAAGGTTTGAGTGACCTCAATAGGATTGAAAATATCAAGCTCTAAAGCTGCAGTAACTCTTGCCGGATCCTCTTGGCTGTAGGCATCAATGGTTAATGAGTTAAGTTGTATATCAACACCCTGCTCTTTTCTTGAAGCAATAATCATTTGAGCCTGTTGTAAGGCATCTGCCTCAGTCTGCATAATTCCAGACCTAACCCTAGAATGTTGGAAATAATCATCAATGCTTGTGGTATCACTTGCGGTCTGACCGCTTAACCCGGCAGGTGTGACTGTAACTTTGTTGATCATTTGAAAATCAGATATATCAAATTCAACCTGTTGATAAGTGATATCTCCAGACAAAGCTACATCTGAGAATTTTGTCAAGGTACCACCTGAGTCTGTAATAATATCTGTCCTTGACATAAACTTAACAAAGCCCCTTTGATCCACATATAGAGCCCCGGCCTCAGTCTGCTCTACCTCTTGAAGAGCTGCTAACAAAGATCTTGAGTTGCCATTGTCAGCCTGGACAGTAGTAGTAGCTGTTGTAGATATGTCCCTCATACCGCCTGGCCATTCTCCGGCATCTAATAAGCTAGTCACTCTTTGAGCTGTAGTTTGCCCTGCAGTGCCGCCGCTCACTGAGGTTATTGTGGTCAGGTTTAGCAATTGAAAACCATCAACACAATTTAAAGTTACATAGGCAGGATCAAAACCGGTTGGGCTTTGATAATTCCACTCTTGTACATAAAAAGATCCTAGGTTGTAATTAATATTGTTGAAAGCGGCGGTCATGCGAATTTTGCGCATTGGTTTAATTTTGCCAAACAAAGGTGATGATGTGTTAGCCGGGTTAAATGTGCCTGTTTGATCCACAAAAACAATCTTGGCACTGCCACCAACAAATGAGTCAGATGATCTATTAAAAGCACGCCTTATGTAGCACTGTGTCACAAAGCTTGTTATATCTACAACATCCGCAGCGGCTGTACCTAAAACTGAAAAATCTAAAGGTGTGGCCGGGTCATCTAAAACAAGAGCAGGGTCAAAACTAGCTCCATTGCTAAAGTCAATCTCAGCTCTAAATATTGCCGCCGGCATTATCTACCTAGATTACTTAATTGAGTTACAGCTCCAGTGCGGTTGAGGTTGTACAAAACATCTTGAATTACAGATTGTAATTGACCCTCTGAAATCACAGAGCCGGCAACATTGACAGTAACTCTTGTGCCCATTGATCCCATGCGATCTAGTGGGATGACAGCCTCAGCTCCGGCCTCACCAATTAAAGCTTGTGTTGGTCTTGTAACAATACCGCCCTCTGCCATAGGTGTAAAACCTAGAGCCAAACCTAAAGCTCTACCAGCTGCGGTTGAAGCAAAGTTAGGATTATTTTGCGGCAAGATTGGACTAGCGGCAAAATCTGACCCACCAATGATCTTACCACCTGCACCAATTTGTGAAGGATCTACACCTAAACCAAGTAATACTTGTTGCCCAGTTGATAAAGATGTAATTGTTTTTTGTTTTGTTGCAATTGAATCTAGCAAACCAAGCATTTTTTGTAGCTCACTATTAGCGGCAAACAGTCCTTGTAGATACAACAAAACAGCGGTTGTAGTCATGCCCCATTTGTTAGCTAACATCTCAATTTCTTCAGTAGTAATTTTGCCATCCTCAATTACCTTTAAAACATCTGCATATCTTTGAGCCTCATCAACAGCATCTTTTGTGCCGTCTCTTAATTTTTGCAAGATCTTTACACGCAGCTCATCTTCGGCATTTAACTTACGGCTTAGGGCGGCCTGTAGGTTAATTCGGTCTAAGTCAAACATAGACTCTAATTCGGCTTTTTTCTTTGACAAAGCGGCTTGAGCAGTCTGCTCTTTTGTAGTTGCTTTTTGTCTAGCCAATATTTGCGCTTGTATTTTGGCCAACATTTGATCTTGTGTTAATTTTTTCTTACCAAACTTTTCTTGCAATTCTAAAGCATCAATAGTTTGTTGAGAAAGTCCAAGATAACCTTTAGCAGCCAAGAATTGCTTTTGTCTTACTTTAAAACCTTCTCTACCAAGATCCTCAAAGGTTGTATTCAAGGCAGTTAAAAAACCTTTTTCACTAACTGTTTTACCAAAGCCAATAAGTACATCACCGACACCGCCGGCAACAGACTCTAAAACTAGACCAAAGCTTTTAAGATTATCTGTGCCTTCAACTATGTAAGAGGATGCAATCAAAAAGCCGTTGCCTAAAGTTTCAGTAGCCTCACCTGCACTAATTTTAAATGACTTTAATTGACCTTCAAAAGTCTCTGTTGATGCTTCGGCTGCACCTGCATACTTATCTAAATTTATCAAAAGCTTTTCAAAATCCATAGCCTTGGCTTCGGCTGCAGTAAAGCCGACTCCTAGAGCTGTGATCCCCTTATAGTTACCTACCGCTGCCTTTGTTATTGCATCCAAAACCTGAGTTAGATCTGCTCCGGTACCGGCTGAGATGTCTAAAGACTTTTGTAATAAAAACTGTGAACTATCAAGATCACCGGTTTGTGCAATTAGTTGTCTTAAGGCCGGGACAAGCTGATCCTCAGTGACATTTGTGACTTTTTGTAAATTATCTATAAAATCTTTTACATTGGGCAGTAAGCCGCCGGCACCAATAGACTCTAAAGTCAAGCGTAAAGATTTATCTAATTTCTCTTGAGCTAAGGCTGCAGTTATAGAACTCTTACCTAGCTTGAGTAACGCAAAGCCGGCACCAACCGCACCTGCAAACAGACCGGCTTTAAGGGCTTTTTTGCTCACAGCTACAGCTTTATCAAATCCTTTGAGCTCTTTTGTCGCCCTATCTAAACCCTTTTTATCAAACTTGGTTAGAAAATTGACTACCACATTCTGACTTAGTGCCACAGTTAATCCTTAAAGTTTTCGCCCAGGTATTTTTTTAACACTGTCACAAGGTTAGCATTAACTTGAGATCCTAATTGATATGATGCCCGATAGATAAGCCTTTTTTCAGCTGCTCCACCGGTTGCATTTACTTTAGCTATAAAGTCATTACTAGCATTGCGATTGCGACTAACTCTCCTAGTTTTACCCCTACTGCGTGCCGTACCAAAACCTGCTAATTCATAAATGATGCCTGGCACTGATTTATTCACCAAGGCCAAAGCTGTGACTGCAAAAGTTGTCCCTTTAATTCTTTGCACCTTTGTTTTGGCACTTG